ACCCTGATCGTGGACGCCGGGCACGACGTGGCAGCCGCCGTCGAAGGCAGCGCCAAGCCCGCACCGGCGAGCGACCCGGCCACACCGCCGGCCGCCTGATGTTCGCCATCATCGCCGCCGTCCTGTTTGCGGTCGGCTACATCCTCAGCGCATCCGCCGCACACACCAACGCGTGGCTCTCCCCCGGCGCCCTGACCCTCGCCGGGCTGTTCTGTCTCGCCCTGCACCTGTCCGGCGTCGGCGCATGGACGCGCAAGCCCTGAACCGCCGCACCGGCTGCTGCTGCCCCCTGTTCATCAGCGAGCAAGACGCACGAGTCCACCGCCTCGACTGCTGCCCCACGCACGGAACGGCCGGTGACAGCCATGACGCCGACACCCGCACTCGGTGACATCGGCATCACCTCAGTGCGCGGCCCGATCGGGCGACTGATCTCCATCGGCGAGTGGCTACTCGGCGACGGCTTCGCCCCGTGGGACCACGCATTCGTCCACGTCGGCGACGGCCAGATCATCGAAGCCGAACCCGGACCCGATGGGGCGCGCCTGGCCGACCTCGCCGAGTACAACGACCGCGCCGTCCTCTGGTTGCGCTGCCCCGACCAATACCGCGCCGCCGTCGCGCACTCCGCCCGGCTCCTGCAAGGCACCCGCTACTCGGCCGCCGACTACTTCGCGATCGCCGCCCACCGCTTCCACCTGCCGATCCCTGGGTTGCGGGACTACATCGACGCGTCGGGGCACCTGATCTGTTCGGCTTTGGCCGATCGAGCGGCCGAACTAGGCGGGTGGCACCTGTTCCAGAACCGGTGGCGCGGCTATGTCACACCTGCTGACCTGGCGAAACTCGCAGAACAGCAAGCGCAATAGGGTAAAATCAGAGCACGAAAAGACCCCGGCGACCGTGTCACCGGCCCCGGGGCGTGGAGATCGCCTACTGGAAGGCTCCCTCGTGCAAAAGGGTATCTGCGACAAGCCGGGGTGCGAGAAGCAACGCCTAGCGCGCGGGCTCTGCTCGACGCACTATTGGCAGGTCTGGAGATTCGAAGAGCACAACTCTCCGAGAACGGCCGAAGAACGCTTCCTGGCGAAGATCGACAAATCAGGCGACTGCTGGACTTGGACCGGTACGCGGGCCACGACCAACTACGGCGTCCTAGTGGTCAACAAGAAGCGGATCTTGGCTCATCGCTTCTCGTACGAGCACTTCAACGGGCCGATACCCGACGGCCTCGTCATCCGACACAAGTGCGACAACCCCGCCCACCTGCTCGTCGGCACTCAAGCCGACAATGGTCGGGACATGGCTGAGCGGGGACGCAGCTACTGGGGGCAGCAGACGCACTGCGTGAACGGCCACGAGTTCTCCGGCGAGAACGTCTATTACCCCAGCAGCGGCGGTCGCAAGTGCCGTAAGTGCGCTCAAGCACGTGTCCGGGCGTTCAAGCAGAAGAAGCGTCAGGAGCGCATCGATGCAGGCGAGGTTCTGGGGCCGCACGCGAAACTTCAGCAAGAGCAGGCGCTACGGATCCGTGAGGCCTACCAGACCGGCCTGTACCGTCAGGCCGAACTAGCGGAGATCTACGGAGTAGCCCAGACAACTGTGAGCAGGATAGTTCGGGGAGTCGAGGCCTACGCCCAACTCCCGCTCGGCGGCTAACTGCCGCGTGCCGAACGGGGGCCGTGGGTTGGTTCAGATTGTGAATCAGACCAACTGGTCACTCACGGCTTCCGGTACGGTCGCAATCCCTCAACCCGCCGCAAATCATGTCTTAGTTTGTAGCTCATACGGCTTCGCGACCGTCGCCTTGAAGTTCGGCTCGACCGCGTGGACGAAGCGCGCGGCGAGCCTGTCCACGATGGAGATCGCCTGCGCCGACTACACCGCGACCGGCAGCGGCGAAACCAGCGTTACCGTCACGCTCAACGGCAGCCAGCCGGTGCGGGGCATCATCTGGGAGTTCGCCAGCCTCGGCGCGTTCGTCAACGCGGCCACCAGCAACAGTCTCACGCTCTCCGGGCACGTCGCGACCCTCGGATCGGTCACGACGACGGGGCCGACTCTGTGCGTGTCCGCTTACGGCTATTCGACGACGAGCCACACCACGGCGCAGGACCGCATGTGGGGCCTGAGCCCGCAAGGTTGGGTGTACGAGAACCTCTACGTGAACCTGCCCGGCGGCCACTGGTGGGGTCAGATCGGGCTGTCCGACGTGTCCGCCGCCGGCACCTACGCCGCGTCGTCCGGGAACCTGACCGCGGCGACCGTGCAAGCCGGCTCCTGGTACTACACCGACACCAGCGGCGTCGCCACCAACCCGTCCTACCCGAACGCGACCGTCGCCGAGAACTCGATCACCGGCGCGCACGAAAGCACCTGGTACGGCGTCACCACCAACGCCAGCATCGCCGGATACACCGACCAGCGAAGCTACGCCCCCGGCAGCACCGTCAACTTCCAGGTCGACTCCGGCAACACCGCGTTCACCGTCGCGATCTACCGGCTCGGCTGCTACGGCTACTGGGACTACGGCGCACGGCTGATGGCCACGGTCACCGGCAGCCCCGCCGTCCAGAGCACCCCCACCGTCGACGGCCTCGGCGCCACCGTGTGCTCCTGGTCCACCACCGCCTCCTGGGCGATCCCGGCCGGCGCACAACCCGGCATCTACGTCACGATCTTCAAGTCGGGCGCGAACTCCGCGCAGGGCCTGTTCGTCGTGCGCTCGCCCAGCAACTCGACCGCGTCGATCGCCGTGATCGCCGCCGACCAGACCTGGCAGGCGTACAACGCGTGGGGCGCCACCAGCGACGCAGGTTCGACGTGGACAGGCAAGAACCTCTACGGCCTGGGCACCGGCACCAACATCGCGCAGCGCTCCTCAGCCGTCTCGTTCAACCGGCCCTACTCGACCCCGTCGAGCGACGCGATCACCTCGCTGTGGGACGCCGAAGTCTCCCTGGTCAGCTTCCTCGAGGCCAACGGCTACGACGTCGCGTACTACGCGATGAGCGACCTCGAAGGCAACACGAACATCCTCAAGGGCCACCAGGTCGCGGTCATCAACGGCCACAGCGAGTACTGGACGCTCAACCAGCGCAACGCGGTCGAGAACGCGCTGCTGTCCGGCGTCAACCTCGCCAGCTTCAGCTCGAACACGATGCTGTGGCGGGTGCGGTACGCCGTCGCGGACAGCTCCTACCGCTACATGATCTGCTATAAGGACACTGTCTCAGGCGCGTCGATCGACCCGGGCGGCTACACCGGCACCTGGCGCGACACCGGCGGCTACAACCCGCTGCTGTGGCGCGAGGAAGCCCAACTCGGCCAGCAGTTCCTCGCCTCCGCGAACAACTCCGGCTCCACGACCTGGTCCAGCACCTACGCGGGCCTGCCCTGCTACCGCAATACGGCGAGCATCGCGGGCCTGGCCGGCGCGAGCACCTACACCGCGTCGATCGGGACCCTCGGCGAGGAACTGGACTACGTCGCCGCCGCCAGCCCCGCGACCCCGGCGAACCTGGTCAACCTCAACCTCCAGTCGTACAACGCCGTCAACGTCACCGCCGCGATCGGCTACCCGTACACCGGCTCCGGGACCTACAACATCGGCCCGAGCCTCTACATGCGCTCCAACGGCGCGCTGGTGTTCTGCGCCGGCACCTGGCGCCTGGCGTGCGCCGCATCCCCGTACCGCCTGTCCACGTTCGCGGGCGGCGGCTCGGTGGACACCAACGTCCAGCAGATGATCGTCAACGTGTTCGCGGACCTCGGCGCGCAACCCGCCAGCCTGCTCGACGCCGCGCACAACGGCACCGCCTCCGGCCTGCTCGCCCCCGGCCCCGCCCGCAACCCCGCCGCCTACGGGCTCGGCGTGTACGTGCCCGCCGACGCCGCCCAAACCGGCGGCTACTACTAACAGCCGCCGCGCGGCCCTCCAGCCCAGAAAGGGGGCCGCGCGATGGCCCGTTTCCTGTCCACCGTCGAGTCCGCTGCCGCGATCGTCGCCACCGTCCCGAGCGGCGCCAACGCCAACGCACTGTTCGCATCGATCGTCGCCGGCGCCAACCAGGGCTTCAAGCTACGCCGCATGACCCTCGGCGTCCGGGCCGGCGCCAGCGCACCCACCAGCCAGCAACTCACCGTCGCCCTGGTGCGCACCACCGCCCGCGGCACGGCGACCACCACCAACGCGCCCGCAGCGCTCGACCCGAACACCGCGTCGCAGATCACGGGCGTGGACACCGCGTGGTCCACGGTGCCGACCGCGACGTGGACGGCGCCGTACCTGTACGAGGTCAGCTTCAACAGCCAAAGCGGCGTGGACCTGCCGTTCGAGGCGCTCGAGGAGCTGGTGTGCGCCAAGGGCGCGGCGAACGGGATCGCGCTGATCAACGTGGGTAACCCGTTGCCGGCGTCGCACATCTACACGGCCAGCGTCGAGTGGGAAGAGTAAAGGCGCTGGTCCGTCCGCGGTAGGGGGCGTCCATGTTGCGCAGGTGGCGTACCGCATCGCCGCGGCGTTCCAAGCGTTTCGACCCGCCCTGGCCGCAAGCCGCGCCGCCTGCCGCGGCGCCCTCGCTTCTCACCCGGTCCAGCGCACCCCCGAGGGCCGCTGCACGGCCGCGCCGCGGCATGTTCCTCCCTGTGCCGCCCGCGCCTGCGGGTGCGCCACTGTACCTGTGTCAGTCCCCGCGACGCACTCCGCGCCGCCCGGCGCGGCGCAGCGCGTACCTGCCGGTTCCACCCGCAGCACCGCCCTGGACTCCCGCACACCTGGCCACACGGCGCCCACACGTGCCGCCCGCCAGGGCAGCCCGGTACATCGCGGTCCCACCGGCGTACGTGCCACCCGGGCCGGTGCGCGTCCTCACGGTCACCGGCGCCCGCGCCGTCACCCGCCGGTCCGCCACCGAAGGACCCGCACGATGGGCCGCCACGGGCGTGCGCCGCTGGTCCGCGAAGGAAGGCGGCAACAGGTGATCAACCAGCTCGCGTCGTCGCTGCAATACGTGCCGATCGTCGTCACCTGCCTCGGCGGGAACCCCACCACCGACACCGTGCAGATGGCGTTCACCACCCCCGGCGTCGACCCCCAGCCCACGGACTGGAAGAGCGCCACCTGGAACACGAGCGCGACGCTCGGCGCGAACCAGTACTTGGCCCAGTGTCTTATCGGCCCCGGCGGCACCGTGACCCTCACGAACGGCACTTACCAGATGTGGGTGAAAGTCACCGACAACCCGGAGATCCCGCAGTTGTCCGCCGGGATGCTCACGATCTACTGACGGGAGGCCGCCGTGCCCGACACTGTGGACGCGTGCCCGTGCGGCGCGCCCGTGGAGGCCGCATACCAGCGGCACGCCACCCAGGCCGAATACGACGCCCTGCCCGAAGGGCTCAAGCCGATCGACGGGTACGCCACCATCGCGGTGAAGGTGTGCGGGGACTGCCTACCCGGCCCCATCTGCCAGCACCCGGCCGCCGTGCCGGTGCCATGCCCAGTCTGCAAAGCGCAGCCCGGCGCCCAGTGCACGAAACCAGACGGCAGCCCGCGTCCCACCGAGCACCGTGAACGCGCCGCCGCACAACCCGCCCCGCAGACGTGCCGGCACGCCCACCGCGAAGACTGCACCGACCCGCGCCACTGCCAGTGCACCGGCGACGACCCGGCCCCCGTGCGCGTCCCGCGCGTCATCGCACCCCCGGACCAGCTGGCGCAGTTCGCGCACCTCGGCATGCCGCCCGGGATGGCCCCGCACGCCCTCGAATGGGCCGCCGCCCACGACATCGACCTGAGCAAAGTCCGCGGCGGATTCCGCACCGGCTACACGCAGGACAACCGGCCCGCGATCCTGTTCGACTACGCCACCGGCGACGACGCCCACGGCCACGAAACCGTGCAACTGCGCATCGAACCGATCGAGACACCTCAGTGACCCACGCCAACCGCGACGAACCACGCTGCGTCGCCACCTGGGCCGCCAGCGGCAAACCCTGCAAACACCGCCCCACGCCCGGCAGCGACACCTGCGAGGCCCACGACCCCGCCGGAGACCAGCGCCGCCCCCCGCCCCCCATCGACAAGCGCTGCGCCGCCACCAGCAAAGAAACCGGCGAACAATGCCGCAAGACGCACCCGCCCGGCGGCACCGTGTGCACCCAGTACCACGGCGGCGCAGCCAAGCAGGTCAAAGCCAAGGCCGCCGCACGCCACAGCGAGCAGGAGGCGCGCGCCATGGCCGAGACCTACGGGCTGCCGATCGAGATCAGCCCCGAGCGGGCCATCATCGCCGAAGTGCACCGCACCGCCGGGCATGTCGCGTGGATTGAGGCGCAGATCCGGGAGCTCGACCCGAGCGACCTGATCTGGGGCGTCACCAAGGTCAAAGAGGGCGGCGACGATCGGGGCACGACGGAAGAGAGCGTCCCGCACGCCTTTTTGAAGCTGTACATGCAGGAGCGCGCCCATTTGGCGAAAGTGTGCGCGGACGCGATCCGCGTCGGCATCGAAGCACGGCAGGTCAAACTCGCGGAGCAGCAGGGCGCCATGGTCGCCAGCGCCGTGCGGGCGATCCTCGCCGACCTGAAACTCACCGCAGCGCAGCAGGCACTCGTGAGCACCGTCGTGCCGCAGCACCTGCGCGCACTCGCCGCCCTCACCAACTGACCGAGGGGGCGGTGTGACCGCCACCCTCGACTGGGCCGAATACGCAGCAAGGGAATTCGAACCCGCTGCCGAACCGCAGTGGCCGACCCCTGGAGACCTCGCCGCCTACCTTGACCACCGCACCGTGCACACCCCCGCGCTGCGGCTGCTCGACCGCCACCTCCTCGACGTCGCAGCGCGGCGCACCCAACGGCTCCTGTGGACCATGAGCCCGCAGGAAGGGAAATCCCAGAGGATCGCGCGGACCTTCCCGCTCTGGCTGCTCCTGCAAAACCCCGAGGCGCGCATCGGCATCGCCTCCTACGAACTCGGAGTCGCCCGCCGCTGGGGCCGGGCTATCCGCAACGACATCAAAGCCCACCCGGAACTCGGACTGCGCGTCCGCGACGACACCGCCGCAGCGCACGAATGGCAACTCGACGGCCACGACGGCTCCGTGTACTGCGTAGGCATCGGCGGCGCGCTGACCGGCCGTCCCATCGACGGCGTTCTGATCATCGACGACCCAGTCAAAGGCCGCGCCGAAGCGGACTCCGAGACGTACCGGCAGATCGCCATCGACTGGTGGTCAGAGACGGCGTCCACGCGCCTCGCGCCCGGCACGCCGGTCGTCATGGACATGACTCGCTGGCACGAAGCCGACCTCGGCGGCCACATGCTCGCGAACCACCGCAACGAGTGGACCTACGTCAACATCCCAGCGCTCGCCGACCACGACCCCGCTAGGGGCGAGAGCGATCCGCTGGGACGCGAACCGGGCGAGTGGATGCTCTCCGCCCGCGGGCGGGACGCCGCGAACTGGGAGCAGCGCCGACGCGACGCTGGCTCACGCGGATTCGCTGCGCTCTACCAGGGGCGTCCCGCGCCGGCCGAGGGAACGCTGTTCAAACGCGGCGACTGGCAGTACTACAGTCCGGCGCTCGTGCGCTGCGGCAGCGACGGCACCTGGCGCGCCGAGTCCATGGACGAGGTCGTCCAGTCCTGGGACATGGCGTTCAAGGACACCAAGGGCTCTGACTACGTGGTCGGCCAGGTATGGGGCCGTAGAGGCGCGGACGTATACCTGCTCGACCAGGTGCGCGACCGCCTCGATTTCCCGGCGACCTGCCACGCGGTCACAGCGCTCGCGGCGAAGTGGCCACAGGCCAACGGGAAACTGGTCGAGGATAAGGCGAACGGCCCGGCCGTGATCGCCCAGTTGCGTTCCCGGGTTCCTGGGCTGATCCCGATCACGCCCAAGGATTCGAAGTACGCGCGCGCGTCTGCGGTGGCGCCGTTCGCCGAGGCGCACAACGTGCATCTGCCCGCCCCGGCTGTAGCGCCGTGGGTAGCGGACTTCGTCGAGGAGTGCGCGGGGTTCCCGAACTCGGCGCACGACGACCAGGTGGACGCGATGTCTCAGGCCGTGTCCCGGCTGCTAGGTGATCAGGGGTCGGCAGAGCAGGCACTGGAATGGCTTCGCGGGTTCGCCGCGGCGTGAGGGGTGTCTGATGCTTGCTCCTCGCCGTCTGGGTGGCAGTTTCGGTGCGAGCGACGGCCTGTTCCGGGTGCTGCTGTGCCGCCAGGGCCACCGGTTCTGTGGCGCGCACTGGACGGCGAACGACTCACACGCGCTCGCGGCCCGGTTGCGTGAGCGCGGGGTGCACGAGGCGATCTGCGCGAGCGGCGCCCTCAACGGCGTCCCCGTCACCTGACCGGCCCGCAACCTACGCCCAGCACACCGGAACCGACGTCCACCGAGGGGGTCGAGTAGCCGGTGTCCCGCCGCAACCGCAACCGCCGCCCCAACGGCCAGAACTACCAGGTGCGCCGCTCCACCGACGCCGAAATGGCCAAGGCTGCCACCCCCGGCATCGGAGCCGGCGCCACCCTCTACACCGCGCAGCAAGTCGCCGCCCTCGTCGCAGCCGGCGCCAACCCGCAAACCAGCGGCGCGTTCAACGCGCTACCCCGCCTCGACCCGCAAGTCGCCTTCGGCCCCGGCCTGCCGCTGCTGCCCGCCGCGATCGACCCCGTCCGGCGCGACACCGGACGCCCCGAACCCCGCTTCACCGAATACCCGGTCTCCAGCAACCTGCCCGGCGTCAGCGACCGCCTCGTGCCCTGGAAAGTGCTGCGCGACGCCGCCGCCGCCGGAGGCATCCCGCGCCGCTGCATCCAGATCCGCAAAGACGAGATCACCACCCTCGAGTGGACCATCGCGATCGCCAAGGACGCCGTCGCGAAAGCCGAAGCCGACAACCCCGGTTCCTCCCGCGCCGACCTCGAAGCGGACCTGCGCAAGCGCCTCGGCCCCGAGATCGCGCGCTGCACCGCGTTCTGGGAACGCCCCGACCCGGGGCAGGACGAGGACTGGCCCGACTGGATCGGCAAACTCCTCGAAGAACACCTCGTGTTGGATGCCGTAGCGATCTATCCGCGGCGCACCTACGGCGGCGACCTGCACTCCCTGGAAATCCTCGACGGCACCACCATCAAGGTCCTGCGAGACTACCGCGGCGGCAAGCCCCTGCCGCCGAACCCCGCCTACCAGCAGGTGCTGTGGGGGTTCCCCCGCGGCGAGTACGTCGCGGACGTCGATGACGAAGGGCGCATCCTCAACGCGTACGCGCCCGATACGCTGATCTACAAGCGGCGCAACGTGCGCGCCGAAACCCTCTACGGGCACTCCGCCGTCGAGCAGTGTCTCGAAGACCTCGACGTGTGGCTGCGGCGGCGCGCCTGGATCCGCGCCGAATTCACTGACGGCACCGTGCCTGCGGGGCTGCTGCGCAACACGGGCGCGAACTCGTGGACACCGCAGCAGGTCCTCGAATACGAGACGGCGCTGAACGATGCCTGGTCGGGTCAGACGCTGGAGCGGCACCGGATGCGGATCCTGCCGCCCGGGTTCGAACTGGAGTCGACCCCGGACGTGGCGGAGCGCTACAAGCCCGAGTACGACCTGTTCCTGCTCAAGCAGCTCGCGGCGCACTTCTCCACGACGATCGCGGAGCTGAACTTCACCGAGACCGGCGGCATCGGCAGTAGCGGCTACCACGAGGGTCAGGCGGACATCAAGGAACGCATCGCGACGATGCCGACCTACCGGTGGATCCAGGGCCTGATCACCGGCATCTCGCGGCGGCACCTGGCGATGCCGGGCGAGCTGGAGTTCAAGATCCTCGGCTTGGAGGATGAGGACGAGGCCGCAGCGGACGAGGTCGCGGGCAACCGGGTCAAGTCGGGGCGCATGACGTACAACGAGGACCGTGACCGGCTCGGGCTGCCGCGCTACCCGTTCGCCGAGGCGGACATGCCGATCGTGGAGACCAGCCGCGGCGTGATCTTCCTGGAGGGTGCGAGCAAACTCGCGCCGCCCGGCGAGACCGTCACGCCGCTTGAAGCACCGCCGAACAAGGACGCGAACGGCGACGGCGTCCCGGACCAGGACGAGACCGAGCAAGACGCCGGCGGCGAGCAGTCCGGCGGCAACCGCTCGGCTCGGCCGGATGCGCAGGCCGTCAAAGCGGAGATCGCCGCGTACCGCAACTGGGTGCGGCGCAACCCCCGGCCCGGTCGGGCCTTCCGCACTGAGATCCTCACGAAAGCCGACGCGCCCGGCGACATGGCCGCCGACCCGCGCGTCACCTTCGCCCCGGCGGGCGGTGACCGGGCCGCCCCAAAAGCCGGTGACCCGGACCGGCCGCACTGGCCGGGCTGGGACCGCGACAAGGCCACCGCCGCCGTGTGGGCGCCACGCATCCGCAACGCCATGCGCAGCGCAGTGGACACCCGTGCGCTCGCACAGGCGTGGCTGGCCGCGAGCCACCCGGCTCTGCGCAAAGCCGACGAAGCAGACCTGCCCGACGACTACAGTGACGACCCAGACGGCCCGGATGTCTACGGCCAGGACCCCGCGGCGTGGCTCGCCGGCTACGGCATCGACCTCACGACCGTGCTCGCGGCCCTGATCACTGAGCTGTGGACCGAGGGCTACGCGATCGGCGAGATGTCCGCGACCGCCGTACTGGCCGGGATCGCGCGCATCGACTGGTCCCGGTGGAAGCCCGGCGACGCCGACGCGGCGCGGCTCGTGCTCGACGAGAACGGCCGCAACGGGCTCGCGCTCCTGCTCGACCAGGCCGGGATCAGCATCAAGTCGATCGCCGCCAACCGGCTCGACAAGCTCGCCAAGGCACTCGCGGATGCCCTCGAACGCGGGGACTCCTCCGGGACGCTCGCCGCCGTGTTGCGCGGCATCCTCGACGACCCGCAGTGGGCCGACATGGTCGCGATCACGGAACTGGCGCGCGCGACGAGCGTCGCGGCGATGAACACGTACCGCGCGAACAGCATCGAGGCCACCTACTGGGCTACAGCTGATGACGACCGGGTGTGCAGCAGCGTCTGTGAGCCGAACGAGGCACAGGGAGCAGTTCCGCTCGGCGCGGCGTTCCAGAGCGGCGACACAGAACCGCCAGGGCACCCGATTTGTCGATGTGCCCCTGTGCCGGTGTTGGCATCGCTTGCCGATATCGACCCATCTGACCTGGCTGGAATCGACGCGGCGAACGGATAGCGACCAGCGGATTCACCGCTCGGACCGCACGTCAATGGTAGAATCAGCCTAATGACAAGCGCCCCGCCAGTGTCTCACCACCGGCGGGGCCGCGACGAACCGATCTGGACGGAACGGCGCATGGAAAAGCCTACCTGCGCGGTAAACGACTGCTGGAAGGCAGTCGACACACGCGGCTGGTGCTCGAAGCATTACTCCCGCTGGCGGCGCCACGGCGACCCTTTGATGGTGGTCAAGCCGCGCCGGGCAGAGGTCGACCACCCGGGTTCCCCTTGCGCAGCAGAAGGATGCGAACAACCCCCTCGCACGCGCGGACTTTGCAACCGGCACTATCGCGCGGACCAGCGCAAGGACTGGGGCCCGTGTTCGGTCAAGGGTTGTGGGACGAAGAGGCACGCTACCGGATTGTGCATCAAGCACTACCACCGGATGCGGTCATGGGGAACGACGGACGACCCACCCGAGACGCCCCTCAAGTCCTGCGCCGTCGAAGACTGCGACAAGCCAGTGAAGTCGCGCAACTGGTGCGGCATGCACCTGCGCCGCTACTACAAGTGGGGGACCACCGATCCGCGCACGCCCGAGCGCGCAACCCACCGCACATGCAAGGGCTGCGAGCAGAGCCTGCCGCTGGCTGCGTTCTACAACACGTCGCGCTACTGCTCCGAGTGCTACCCGCATCATCGCCAGGAAGTGAACGCGAAGCGGCTGAGCCGCGCCAGCGAGGTTCAAGAAAGCGTCGCCGACATGCGCAAACGGCAACGCAGTCGCTGCGCGATCTGCGGGACACCAGAGGATCGGACGCCGAAGAAGCGCTTGCACGTCGATCACGACCACGAGACCAGCCGCGTCCGCGGTCTTCTATGCAGTCAGTGCAACACCGGGCTCGGCCAGTTCAAGGATGATCCTCAGCGGTTGCTCGCCGCCATCGAATACCTGAAGCGCACGGCCGCATAGCCGTACGACACCTGAAGGGCCGCACCGATCGGTGCGGCCCTTTCGCATGCCCCGGAGGAGGCACCGTGGCCCCGCCGCCCGCCGTTCTCGAGTTGTACGCGCCAATCACCAAGCGCGAGAAGGACCCGGACTCGGGCCACCTGTACGTGTACGGGAAGCTCACCGGAACAGATCTCGACCACGACCAACAGAGGATGTCAGCGGACTGGCTTAAGACCGCCGTCCCCGACTGGTTCGTACGCGCAGGCAACATCCGCGAGGGCCACGATCACCGCCGGGCCGTCGGCAAGGCGATCGAACTCGAAGAGAAAGCCGACGGCTGGTACATCGGCGCGAAGATCGTCGATCGCGAGGCGGTAGAGAAGGTCGAGGAAGGCGTTCTCAACGGTTTCTCGATCGGCGTACGCGAACACCGGCTCGACTACTCCAAGGCTGACGCCCCAGGCGGCACCGTCGTCGCCGGGCGCATCTGCGAATCCTCACTCGTCGATTCGCCCTGCTTGCCGACTGCCACCCTCTCCGAGCACTGGCGTCTCCCGCTGGCCAAGGCGGACGGCGCGGGCGAGTTGCAGCCCGTTGAGGACGCCACGCTGATCCGGGTCGCGTCCCCCACCTACGGCCTGCCCGCCGAACTGTTCGACCGGCTCGCCGCGCCGGTGAAGCAGGCTCTCGCGGACCTCGCCGCAGCGGGCGCCGAGGTGTCCGCCGAGGCCGAACAGAACACGTCCAAGGCCGACACGGCACGCACGCCGGTCGTGGTCAACGTAACGGTCTCCGGGAGTGTCATGGGCGAGCAAGCGCTGACGGACGCGGTAGGCGAGGCGGCCGCCGCACGCACGGCGGAGACGTACGCGTCGCTCGACAAGGCGTACACGGCAGAGCAGAAGCGTCAGGCGCTCGCGGCGGGCCAGGCGATGCCCAACGCGAAGGGCGACCCCTCCTATGTGATCAAGACGAAGGCCGACCTGCGGCGCGCGATCAAGGCCGTGGGGCGCGGCGACGCTGATCACGACGACGTGAGAAAGCACATCCTGACCCGGGCCAAGGCCCTCGGATTGGAGAGCATGGTGCCCGAGAACTGGAACGCCGACGGCAGCCTCAAGGACGCCGCCAAGGCTGACGCGGCCACCGTCGAGAAGGCTGAGGCGCTGCTGCGTGACGTGCGCGCCCTCGTGCCCGACCTGGCCAAGGCCGACGGCGAAGACGGGGACGGAGCAGACGGCGGCGAGGACGAGACCAGCGACATCGCGGGCGCGCAGGAAGCCATCGCGGCGATCGCGAAGCTCATCGTGTCCGAGGCCGAATCCCTCGCCATGGGCAACCTCAACGAGGCGTGCGACATCGCGCTGCTGCTGGACGCGGTACGCGCCCTGAAGTGGTTCCAGGCCAACGAGCGCAACGAGCAGTCCGGCACGGACGACTCGGTGATGACGCTCGCCGAGGACGCGGGCCTGCTCAAGGCCGACGGCAAGGGCAACCTCGCGCCGCCGTTCAAGAAGAAGCCCAAGGACGGCGAGGGCGACGAAGCGGAAGACACCGAGGACGCAGACGGTGAGAACTCCGAGGACGACGGCGAGAAGCCGGCCGCGAAGAAGAAGACCGCGACCAAGGCCGACGCGCCCGACGGCGAGCCGCTGCTGACCAAGGCCGAAGCCGCCGACCTGGTCAAGTCCGCCGTCGCGCAGGCACTCGCCGCCGACGCCCCACAGACCCCCGCGGCCGACGAGCCGCAGAGCGTGACCAAGACCGAACTCGCGCAGATGGTCAAGAGCGCAGTGGCAGAGGCCAGGGCCGCCGACGAGGAGCGCATCGCCGCGCTCACGGCCGACCTGACGAAGGCCCAAGGCGATCTGGACGCCATCAAGGCGCTGCCGGTCCCCGGCGGACCGGTGCTCACCCGCACCGCCGCCCAGCAGGAGTCCGCGATGAGAAGCGACTCCGAGGCGCTGCACGCCCAAGCGAACGCGCTCCTGGCGAAGGCGGACGCCTACTCCGCGAACCGGGACCTGGCCGAGGGCTACCGGCAGCGCGCCAAGGCGCTGCTCACCAAGGCAGCCGCCTGACCCTGCGCACCACCCCCAACGACCATCCCCGGGCCCCGCACAGCGGGGCCTTTCGCATGGAAGGAGCAGGGCCGTGGCTCTGCCCGCGAACCTCGAACTGCTCTTCGGCCAGTCGCCGGAAGCCCCGAAGCTGTCGAAGGCGGAAGTCTCCGAGCGCTTCGACGACCTGATCAAGTGCATCGGTGACATGCCCGAGCGGGAACTGTCCCGCGAGGAGATCGTCACCAGCTTCCGCGGCGGCCAGCCGATCGACTTCTCCAGCCGCCCGAGCAACGCCTACCAGTACGTGCAGAAGGCCCTCGGCGCGCCGGAACTGAACAAGGCGATCTCCCCGGACACCGTCGCCTCGGTGATGGCGGCCCTCGACGGGCTCAA